GAAAGCTGCTGCAGCAATTGTCACTAAGAAAGGGCGAACCTCTGTAGATGCAGATGAATCTAATGGAAGAATTACCGAGTCTGACGTTAATAAAATGTCAACAGTAGAATACGAAAAGCGTTCCGATGAAATTATGGAAGCTATTCGAGGAGGGCGATTTGTCTACGATATGACAGGTGCAGCCCGATAAAAAAAAGTGTTGACAAAATTGTCGCACTTTGATATAACTAGTACTATCTATAAAAACGTAATGGCCCTTAGAAATAAGCTACCCATAGTTCTTATAATTCATCAAGTCTAAACTATCATATAAGACCTACCTGATACAGATGGCCCACTGTAGAGTAAGATTAGCTAGTCTGCTTTACATTGCACCCGGATTGTTCAGCCTCTTGTTATTACCGTTTAGCTTTATTTGTAAGCCAAACATCCATAGGAGGAATTTAATATGGCTTTTTCAGTAGCGGCAGGACACGGAAACCTGCCAAATGGAAACTTCTCTTCGGTTATCTATTCGAAGAAAGTACAGGTTGCTTTTCGCAAGTCAACCGTAGTCGGAGACATTACGAACTCTGATTACTTTGGGGAAATTGCGTCACAAGGTGACACTGTTAAAATAATCAAAGAGCCTGAAATCTCAGTTAAGGCATATGCTCGTGGTACAACTATTCTACCACAAGACCTTGACGATGAGGACTTCTCGTTGACAATCGACAAATCAAATTACTTTGCTTTTAAGATTGACGACATTGAAGAGGCTCACAGCCACGTAAACTTTATGCAACTTGCTTCTGATAGAGCAGCATATAGATTGGCTGACCAGTACGACCAAGATGTATTGGGATACTTATCAGGTTACAAACAATCATCTCTTCACGGACAACCAGACACAGTTAACGCAACTGTAAACGGTACTGTGGCAGTTTCAACAGCAGGTACAGATGAACTTCTTTCCAGCATGAAACTAAACAAAGGTGACTTTGGTAACATCACTACTACTTCAGCAGGGACTCACTCGATTCCTCTGACTCCACGTATGCCGGGTGCAACATCCTTGCCTACAGCTACAGCATCACCAATGATGGTTGTATCTCGTATGGCTAGACTACTTGATCAACAGCAAGTTGATACAGGTGGACGTTGGTTAGTTGTAGATCCTGTGTTTATGGAAATGCTACGTGATGAGGATTCTCGTCTTCACAATGCAGACTTTGGAGCATCAGGAAGTATACGTAACGGCTTAGTTGTTAACAACTTAGGTGGTTTCAGAGTATACAGTTCTAGTAATCTACCAGCAGTTGGAACAGGTCCGGGTACTTCAGGTACAGCGAACCAGCTTGCTAACTATGGTGTCATTATGGCTGGACACGACTCTGCTGTTGCTACTGCAGAGCAGATTAATAAAACCGAATCATACCGTGACCCTGACAGCTTTGCTGACATTGTTCGTGGTATGCACTTGTATGGCAGAAAGATTCTTCGTCCAGAAGCTCTCGTTCAAGCCGTATATAACGCAGCTTAGGGGGACATAAAAAATGGCTACACAAACTGGCGAATTAGTCTCTGCAAGAGGGATGAGCAACAGGGGTAGAATGCCGTACTTTGTACAGTCTTCTATCAACCTAGCTACTGCAACAACTGAGAAAGGTTCTGCTTTAGCCGCAGGAGATATTTTTGAGGCTATATCAGTTCCAGCTAACACACTAGTACTACAAGCAGGTATGCAATATGATACTGCTCTAGACTCTAGTGCGGCTGGAGTTACCTTTAACTTAGGTTTTTCTGACACTCACGGTGCAGTAGATACTTTTGTTGCAGTACACGATGGTGATGCTGCTACTGCAGGTGACTACGCTACACCTACTGACGACTCTAACATACTAGTTGAAACTGCTGATACCATTGATTTGGAATTGCAAGCAATATCAACAACACCTGTTAGTGGCATAATTAGGATATTTGCAGTTATGATGGATTGTTCCGACACAGGGTCTTTAGCACCTGTCGATGTTGACAGAGACTATCTAGCATAATATAATATATAGGGAGGCTAGGTTAGTCTAGCCTCTCTAACTTTATAATACAGTGAAAGATATTTAAATGGCAGAATCATATTTAACTTTAACTAATAAAGTTCTTGCAAGATTAAATGAAGTTGAATTAACTAGTTCAACTTTTACTTCTGGTAGAGGCATTCAAACTCAAGTTAAAAATGCCATTAACGAAGCTGTACGTTACATAAATCAAAAAGAATACAACTACCCTTTTAATCACAGCACAAAAACACAGACACTTACTGCTGGTGTAGTTAGATACTCAATACCTACAACAGCTAAAGTTGTTGACTATAATACATTTAGAATAGTAAAAGATAGTGACTTGGCAGTTAGTGGAGGCCAACTTTCTATCTTAAATTATAATGATTATATAGGTAAATCAGTAGAGCAAGAAGACGAAATAAGTACTACAGAAACAAGTACTACACATACAGATAGTGTAACTACTATAACTGTTTCAAGCACAACAGGTTTTGATAGTGCAGGTACATTGTTTATAGGCAACGAACAAATCTCATATACAGCTATTGGTTCTAGTACTACATTTACAGGATGTACTAGAGGAGCTAACAGTACAACAGCAGCTTCAATTTTGAGTGGTGTTACAGTTGCACAGTTTGATAGAGGTAGTGTACCTACTCACGTAGTAAGAACACCCGATAACAATTACTTAATGTTTCCTTATCCTGATAAATCTTATTCTATTAAGTTTGATTACTTTACTTTTCCAGCAGACATGGTTGCACACGGTGATACAACAACTGTACCTGACAGATTTGCTGCAGTTATAGTAGACGGTGCTACTGCATTTATATATCAATATAGAGGTGAGTTACAACAATACGGAATAAACTTTGAGAGATTTGAACAAGGTATAAAAAATATGCAGAGCTTATTAGTAAACAGATTTGACTATATAAGATCTACATACATACCTTCAACAGGTTATGTAGGAAACTCAAAAACAGTACTTAGAGTAAATTAATGCCAGACCAATCCCAAGTACAACCATTCTCTTTTAATTGTGAAGGTGGGTTAGTTCTTAACCAATCTACTTTTGTTATGCAACCCGGACAAGCTTTAGAGTTAACTAACTTTGAACCTGACGTTGAAGGTGGTTACAGAAGAATTAACGGACATAACCTTTACGTAATACAACAAGTTCCTGCAACAGCACTTAGTAGTGAGCCTATGTTAATGACTGCATTGTTTCATAATTACGTAGTAGCTGCTAGAGGAGAAAAGATATTTAGTTCTGCTAGTACTACGTTGTCACAAAAAATTATAGCTAGTACTGCAATGACTGGATCAGGAACTATAAATGCAAAGAGTACAGTTTCGTTTAGTTCTAGTGGTTCTGTATACATTGACTCAGAAATATTTACTTACACAGGAAAAACAGCTACAACTTTTACTGGTGTAACTAGAGCAACAAGTAGTACTACAGCAGCACTACACTCAGCTAATACAGTTATATCTGAAAGCTGGACAGAACGAGACACAGGACGGTCTTCTGCAACTAAATATAAGTTTGAACGGTTTAACTTTGATGGTACTGATAAGTTAGTTATTGTTGATGGAGCAAATGCGCCAACAATACTTAATGCTTCTCTAGCAGCAACAGATATAGCAGCAACAAATGCTAGTACAGGTAAGTCTACTGTTTTAGCTGCAGACATAGCTAGTGATGCAACTTTATCTGGCTCTGGTGTAATTACTGTAACGTCTACGTCTGGTTTTACAGATCCTTCTTCAGGAACAAAGTCTATTCTTCTTGGAACAGAAATATTTACGTACACAGGCTTAAGTGCTACTACCTTTACAGGCGTAACAAGAGCAGCGTCTGGTTCAAGTGCTGTTGCTCATACAGTAGGCACTGCGGTATTAGATTTGTTTCCTCCTACAGTAACAGGAGCAAAACACGTTGCGGCTTTTAAAAATCATATGTTCTATTCAGGAATGTCAGGAACTCCGCAAGAAGTTATATTTTCTGCTCCTTTTGATGAAGATAACTTTTCAGTAGCTGTAG